GACTACCGCGTGGTCACCAGTGACGAGGCGCTCTTTGAGATATCCACCATCAAGGAAGGGATCATCACGGGGCTCACGAAACTTATCAAGGAGGCATCCATTGACTGCGCCACGTACGCCAAGCGCGGCAACGCGGAACAGGTACAATGTGTACAGTATGGCGAACCGCGTGACATTGATATGACGTATGTTCCTGACATCACTAAGCAACCTAACGACACTGTACAGCATCAGAACGAAGTGACGATCAAGTGGCGAGGCAGTCCATATGAGTTCAGAGGCAAACAATACATCTACCGACAGATGGACAAACATACAGCGAACTTATATGACGTGGAGAGCTACTACCAAGCCTTAGACGGAAACGGTGCCGAGCCACAACTCATGGCGGTGGAAGAAAAGCGAGGAGACAAGTTCATTGTAAGGGAAGTGGTATAAGATTGTTGATATTTTACATTTGATATTTATCGTACTGCGATAAAATATCAAATACACACGGCTAAGATTATATTGATGGAACGACGTTGCCGCTCGCGTCAACTGCGACACTCACATTATTGAAAATAGCACCAGCACCAGCACCAGCACCAGCACCAGCACCAGCACCAACATGTGTAGTAACGGCTTGTTCTAATGCATCTGACAACATGCTCATACCCTGAATAGAGAGTGCGGTTCCCATGTCCGACATCAACGAAGAGAATGATATATCAGTGTTCCAATGACCCGAATTACCTGAAATAGTTTCACCGAATCCATTGAGTGTTCTGAAAACAGGTGGCGGAGAGGACATGGTGAAACTATAAGGTGTGGGCTCATTATCGTCGTCAGATAGAATATCTGTATCAGGGATTAGTGCAGGCATCTCAGAGTCGTCTGGGATAATGGACGTATGTGTTCCTATTGCTTCTGTCGCTGCTGCTTCAGTTTCTGAACCACCTCCAACATCCTCACGCACGTCATGGCGACATACAGGACATCGCACATTGTCGCGAAACCAACCATTTAAATGCACAATATTGAACAGGTGTCGACATTGCATGATCTGCATAACAAGATCGTTGTCATTGAATGGAACCAGTGTGATTGGACAGCGCTCATTTGGAGGCATTTCAACAGTATCGAAACGCACGACACGGGTAGCTGCGGAAATCTCTTCTGGAGTGGGATACACGGGGACATTGTCGAAGAAATTGAGCGGACGCAGACGAACAGGTTGTTGAGGTGGTTGTTCTGATGGCATTGTTGGTGTTGTCAATGAGGTTAGTGGATGATGCATTAAATGAGCGTAGAAAGGAGACCTTTCTCCAGGCGATACGAGGGAGGTGAATATATTGGATAATGAAGGCGTTGATGGAGGTATTGGAGGAGACGGGTTGTCTTGATGAGGTGGATTATCGGTATTGGTTGCAGTAGTGGTACCAGAAATATTCGTATTACCATCATTAACATCTTGCTGCACCGTGTTACGAGGTATTCGTATATTGCGTATTATAGGGTCTGGTTGGGATTCATGTACCGCTGCTCCACTTTGTGTACGGGGACGCGTGTTCGCTGTAGAACTATTGTTCGGATTGCGGTACCGTGACCGTGCCCTTGGTTGACTTCGGACATGTTCGGGTACTACTATTGGCTCTGGTTGCTGCTCTGGTTGCTGCGTTTGTCTGCGCCGAATAACATTCATCATTTTGGACTGGATTTCACTCTGTGCGGTGGCGATATGTCGCGACTGGCTCGCTAACTGACTCAATATATCCATATAGTGTTCAATGATCTGCACATGGTCGGAGTCGAGCACGGATGGACCAGTGTGACGGTCTAATGCGTGAAAATGGGGGAACATTTTGTAGTTAGTACGGAACTCTGTATTATACTAACAACTATAGCATTTATACCAATTGCATGGGACAAAAAATACAATAATCATCCTCGTTGGGATATTTTTTGTTGATACCACTATTGGTGCTTATATGTGGGTGGTCGTCGTTTTCGGTAATAGCGGTAGATTACCATACGTTGCACATACAAAGAGTATAAACGGACTGACCACATACATACATATAAGATTATTCATCGTACTATCCATAACTACTCATAATCATTTCATGTCAGGCGCTACAACGAATACAATAGACACATACGCCAACAAAGGGCTCACAGGTCTAGTGAACATGGGAAACACTTGCTTCGTTAACACGTGTCTCCAGATGCTATCACATACCTACGAACTGAATGATATCATGGACAAAGACGGATTCAGTACCCAACTCAACCGAAGCAAACCCGACTCCATTCTCATGAACGAATGGGACACCTTGCGCAAAATCATGTGGAAACAGAACTGCATCGTCGAACCAGGAAAGTTCATTCACACCATACAACAAGTCGCCAAAGTCAAAGGAGTTGAACTCTTTACTGGGTTCTCTCAGAACGATATATCTGAATTTCTTCTGTTTATCATTGATTGTTTTCATACAAGTATCGCACGACCCGTGAACATACATGTCAATGGGAAGGCGTACACTGACACAGATCAAATAGCGGTAAAGGTCTACTCCAAAATCAAGGAAATGTATTCCAGCGAGTACTCGGAGGTATGGAATCTGTTCTACGGAATGCATATATCACAACTTGTCTCCTGTAAAACAGGTAAGGTATTATCACACATACCAGAACCTTTCTTCACAGTCAGCCTTTCTATCCCTAGGGGCAAGGTAGTGACATCATTGTACGACTGCTTTGATTATTACGTGACAGGAGAACGGTTGGAGGGAGAAAACGGACGCCGCGACGAGAAGACAAACAAACGCGAAGACGTTATCAAAAACCTCACATACTGGAGCCTACCCACCATCTTATGTATAGACCTGAAACGGTTTGACGCAAGCAACAAGAAGAACCAGCAAATGGTATCGTTCCCCCTCACTGACCTCGATATGCGAAAATACGTCATCGGATACCAGAAGGAAAGCTACCATTACGACCTGTACGGAGTATGTAATCACCACTCGGGGTCGGCTCAGGGCGGACACTACACTGGCTCCATCAAAAATGCAAACGGAAAGTGGTACGAGTTTGACGACTCATCTATCGGTGCGATCGCAAACGCAACCGACATCATCACACCTAGAGCATATTGTCTTTTCTACCGAAAAAGAGGGACTTACACCACTACGTAGGAATTAGCAAAACGACTAGTTACAGGCATGTATATTATTCTATGCAGATAGTATACTGACAACCATAGATAATGGCATCCACAACGACGACAACGCCGACAGGAACGACAACTGCCACACAGGTTCCTAAGACTGATACTAAAACTGATGCTACTGCTACTGCTACTGCTACTGCTGCTACTGCTACTGCTGCTACTGCTACTGATGCTACTGCTACTGCTGCTACTGCTACTGATGCTACTGCTACTGATGCTACTGCTACTGCTACTGCTACCGATACTTCATCAACCATGTCACCCAACATATTCACCGATCCCATATACGTATCCGTATTCGTAGTATGTCTCACAGCCATCGGTGGTATCGTATATTATATGTATTTAGGAAACGGTTCGGATTCAAGCAGCGGTACTACCGATTCATCCTCTGCGAGTGGGTTCATGCAATCCATGAGCGGGGCATCAGACTCTACTCCAGCATCATCTGTCGGTTCAGGCACGTACATGGTCCTTGGGTTAATAGTGATCGCGGCGTCTCTCATGATCGCATACTACGTTCTAGAGAAATACTACGGCTACGACATATCCACAAAGTTCTTTGGTGGTTCGGTCCAAACAGGTCCTGAGTTTGATCTCGACTTTAATAAGAATATTGACCCTGCACCGACACCTATTGTACCAACACCTGCACCACAACCACAAGGTCAAGTATTCAATATACCAGACAACGTATACAGCTACGACGACGCAAAGACCATGTGCAAAGCATTTGGTGCCGAACTCGCAACATACGACCAGATTGAGAACGCATACCAGAAGGGCGCAGAGTGGGGAAACTATGGATGGAGCGCAGAACAGATGGCATTCTTCCCCACACAGAAGGAGACATACGACACACTCCAAGAGATACCAAACCACGAACACGACCGAGGACGTATCGGGATCAATGGTGGATACATTGCGAACCCCAGCGTCCAATTCGGGGCCAACTGCTACGGCAAACGCCCAGCAATGACCACCGAAGACGAAGAACGCATGATGAACACCATACCATATCCTCAGACCGCCAAAGAGGTTGCACTTGATAACAAGGTAAACGAACTTAAGAACCAACTCGATGATGTCATTGTATCCCCATTCAACCAGAATAAATGGAGCGAATATTAAACCGTTGGAACGGGGTGCGATAGATAGGCGATAATTTATTCCAGCTCTATGTAAACATGGCGACGCTTGAAGAACTCAGACAGATGAAAAAGAAGTACAGTGTTACATCCACGGGGACAAAAAAGGAGATTGTGACTGGATTGTGGAGAGAAAATGCACCTACGGTCATTTAGGGATGCATGGGAAAACACTACTACACGTAATGCCGATTTGTCAGACGAACGTCTTGACGGCGAGACGCTAATGGCGCAAAATTACTAGCCGAAGACTGGCTTCGAACGTACTAAATCGTGTTACAATGATTCACATATAATGCAATGTGAATCATTTACCTATTTGAGTGAATTACATGATACCAGCCTTGGCGGTCTTGCGGTCCAGTACGAGGCTCTTGCATATGATCCCGACGTTGCGATCTTCCAGCTTGACGTCATCTACCTTCAACACCTCCACGATCAACGTGTGGTACTGATTGCGCCGCGAATCGGTACCTCGGAAATGGTCTGGATACGTCTCTCGCCATTCAGGTACGACATTACTGAGCTTCTTGCCGATGAAGTAGAGAGAGTTGTTCAGCCGTTTGAGAGCGGCTTCGCCTTTCTCCCACCCCGTCGCACTCTTCACGCACACTGTATTACGTCTCAGATCCGTACAGTGAATGGGTCTCTCCGTGATGGCCATATCCTGCATAGATTCAAGTATCTTACGAATGACCGTGGCGGCGTACCCCTCCACGATCAGACGATCCAGGTCGTCTACCGTACAAACGATTGACTCAATCACATCCTTAAACGTGAACGCATTCTTGCAGTCCTCGTTGAGGAACACGTTCAGATTGAACTGGTTGTTCGTAGTGTTGTTGTTGTTGTTCGTGATACATTGGGGACCCTTCAAGCTTATCGCTTCGATAAGCAGACGCATCTGCTCGGCCGCCGCCGCGTCGCGCACCGCCTGCGCCGCGTCGCGCATCTCGTCGCGATCCGTCTGCGCCTTGAACAAAGAATATAACTTCTGTTCGCCTTGCATTTCCATCTGTTCTTTAACTTTTGAGTTGACAATAGCCTCTATGGTAGATGTCATATCGTCGTCATCAGGATCTATTGTTCTAAATATATGTGACTTAGAGAGAACACGGTTGACTTTTTCAGATAATATATCATTGTTTGGTTTTTTTTTGGGGTTTGCACACTTTGACTTCTTCTGGTGTTTAAATAAACTCTGTCGGTGGTTGTACACCATACCACATATGCATTCATATGTGTTGGTAGTATCCATAACTGCAGCTATTGATGTTTGTTGATGGGTTTTTGTTTGATGTTGTAAGCCATTCTGTAAGCCATTGTCAGCTCGTCCATGTTTTGCAGTCATTAAATGACGAGCATAGTCTCTCTTATTACTGCATTTAAAGTCACATGTCTCACAAATGTTTAGTAATGGCTTTTTTGGGCTTTTTTTGTCAGCCATTTGTCAGCCTTGTTTTTCTAAAGTACACATAGACAAAAAAAAAGAGAGTGGCTGCGAATTCCAAGATTTTTTAGTTTATGCTAACAAACTAAAAGATGAAAACACTGTTTGTTACCATAACTATAATTTTACATCGAAAACTCGAAACCAATATGGATTTTGAAAAAGTGACAAAAATAAATGTCGTTTTTTCAAAAAGCTGAGTTGGTTTCGACTTTACAAATTTTTGATAAGTGGGAACTCTCTGATTTGTGGGATTCTGTAAAGTTACATGATATTGATCTTGTCGGTCTCGCGATCCTCCTTCAACGGTTCTTTCTGGATTTACTTTTTCTGATCCCGTCGGTTACGGAATATGTCGTGGAACTCGATCCAGTCGGGGGGCGCCAGCTTGGTACCGCCGTCGTACGGCACCGCCAGGTTCTGCGCAAGCAGCGAATCCGTCACATTCACCTCTCCGACGAACACGTCCGCAAGAACGCGTCCGTACTTGTCGTATCCCACGTTCTTCAGTGTTACCATTTGATTAAGCACCTGCTTTGACATCGCCTCCTGTGCGAGCTTCGCGCATATCTTCTCATTGGCACATTTCGTGCGCATTTCGGGCGCATCGATATTGCGTAGTCGCACCGACCATCGGTACAGATGCGAATCCGCACTTAGTGCGCTCACGATAGTGATCGTATCGCCATCGTACACCTTGACGCACTTGGCTATAGAAATAGCTGGCACGAACGGAGACGCGCTGGAATATGTTATATCTGCCCAGTTGATGGGGTTGGGGTTTACAATACTATATGCGTCTGTACTGGTGTTGGTGGTGTTGGTGGTGTTGGATTTTGAGTTGGATTTGGATCTGGATCTGGCTCTGGCTCTGGCTCTGGCCTTGGTTCCCGCTCTGGCCAGAGCATTAGATATGGTATTTGTAGATGTATTTGATTTGGTCCTGGCGGTAGCAATTTTAGTAATACATGCTCCCATATATCAAGTGTATTACTTACCATGAGTCCAATCCTCTATACCCATTATATGTATATTATGAAATATACATATAATATTCGCATGCTATATGCAGCGGAATTAAATAACATCATGTTTCTTATTACTACGGGTGTTCTTTTTATCGGTTAAATTAGTACCCGTACGCCGCCGCGTGCGGCCGCCGACTTTGCCTGCTCTAGATCCAGTTTTAGCACCATTGCCGCCGCCAGCGAGCGCAACCAGACGATCGAACACTTTGTCGGGAACGACGCCCGCGGACGAACTAGCAAACTCCTTTTTATGCACCATTTCTGAACATGGTCTGATCACATTATCGTCATCAACACATGCAAGCCCTGCAGGCACAGACAGGCTTGCGCCACCCTTATGTATATTATGTATGTTTGGTCCTCCAATCTGAAACGATGCGGTACAACCTGCACCATTGTCGCTGCATTTGGCTCCGCCCGCCCACACATGAAAAGATGGAGATTTATCGGATTTAGTTGTAGTGCTGGTCATGTAGTAGCTACCCGTCTGATGATATATATACACTATGTGTGGAACATAATAACAGGATACATACATATCAACTACTTGGTAGTGGTGTTACCATATCGCTTTAGTTCCGTCACCACCTTGGTCTGACGACTATTTTTTAAGCAGGTGAGGATCTGTTCGCGTGATTCAGGGTTGGGGATAATCGTGCTTAAGGTGTCCTCGATGTACCTAAAGGTCAGAGGAGCAGTGACACGCGTGTCGGCGAACCGTAGCCGACCGTCGCTGATCTGGATCACAGAGTTCTTGTATCCACTGTTGTCCGCCTGCGTCATCAGATTGTCGGCGAGCGCATTCTTCTGTTCGCGAAGCTGCTTAACCTTGTCGGAATACATCTTAATCTGGTTGTCGAGCGCGACCCATTGCTGAATATTGGACTCAAAACTCATCGTTGGGATACTGTGTCTATATCTGTCATTGTGATAATGTATCTATATTTATTGTATCGCTTCTTTCTCTCTACAATGGTGAAATAACATGGTATCAATGTATCAATGGTATTTACCTACTCTACTACTGTAGTAACAACAACAATCTAACGTCTCTTGTGACTATGTCTCTTCTTGTGACTACGCTTCTTGGATGAACGACGTTTCATGCCACCATGGTGGTTCCTGGACGAACGACGTTTCATGCCACCGTGGTACTTCTTGGATGAATGACGTTTCTTGCCGAAATGATGGTTCATACTACCAAGAACGAGAGGAACACTGGCTTGGTGAAGGACGCCGGCTACGAATCCGCCATGCTTGGATCTGCTCCTTCCCTTATTCTTACGAGTGGCGTTGTGTCTAACCATTATAGTATACTGTAATATTTTATTGTTATGCCACAGTGACAAGTCCTACACTTTGCCGATTGTACCCACCCACCACGATTAAAATAAGGATCGTAAGCACCATAATGAACATGAGAATATTGATGGTCAGGAACACATAAATATACGGATTCATAACGTTGAAAAACATGGAGATGACGGGCTCCAGAAATACCTTAAGTTCGTACTTGAGGTCTTCTTGACGCAGAAGGTCGATGCATTGTTGTATAATCAGGTTGTTGTGATCGGGCTTGGACTGTTGCTGCTGTTTTTTCATTGTATCTAAAGGTAACAGAGATATTGTAGTATATACACTGCGTTGGTAGAAAAATACCGCGTGTGTTTCGCAAATTCTTTCTCTGTACCACGTCTAATGAGTACCACAACAACCATCATCCATCAACCCACGAACGATTTCGAGTTCGCACAGATAAAGCTCGGTCATCCGACCAAGGCTGGGAGCGGGTATTTCACAAAAATCACACATACGGGACGACCACTCTACATCGAGACGCCCGAGACACAGTCTAAACAAGGTTTTGTGAAGATAAATAATAAGACCGTATGCGATCTCCTGTTCAAGTCACAGAACGAGGAGGTCATCACATGGTTTGAAAATATGGAAACGACTTGTCATAAACTACTGTTTGAGACAGAGGATTGGTTTTCTAGTGCTTTAGAGTACGAAGATATCGCGTCCATCTTCGTATGCCCACTAAAGACATACAAATCGGGCAAGTTCCAGATATGTCGGTGCTCTGTCAGGAGTTCAGGTACGCGCCCCACCATCGTGTACGACGAGAACGAAAATGTTGTACCTCTGACTTCACCCGATATCAATGAGAACACACAGATGGTCACAATCATCGAAGTATGTGGTATCAGTTTCACAGCACGCATGTTTCGTCTAGACCTCATCATCAAACAGGTAATGATCATCGACGCCGAGGCTGCGGAGTTCGGTGCATGCCTTATACGACGCAACAACACCAGTACTAGCACCAATAAAACTGCTGCTACTGGATTAGTGGGTAAGAATATGGGGCCCGAAACGATTCCGTCGCGGGGCGGTATTAAGATGAGTATTTCAAAGGGCGGTACTGGTACATCATCGACACAGAATGAGGAGGATGGTGACGAGGAGGAAGCAGAGGCAGAGGATGACACAGACGAAGAACAACATACATCCAAACCTACACACACCTCTAGTTCGAATCATAGAGAGAACGGCGGAGTAGAAGGAACTGACACGACAAGTAGAACAGTCGTCATAGATACTGAAACGATGCTCCTGAACAAGAACAACATTGATACCGAGGAAAACCCTACTATTACTAATGCAATCCACCTTCAAGTGACCGAAGTAGCTAAACTGAACGAAGTAGCTGATCCGACCGAAGTAGCTAAACTGAACGAAGTAGCTGATCCGACTGAAGTAGCTAAACTGAACGAAGTAGCTGATCCGACTGAAGTAGTTAAACTGACTGAAGTAGATGATCCGACTGAAGCACCTAAACTGACTGAAGTAGCTGATCCGACTGAAGTAGCTGATCCGACTGAAGTAGCTGATCCGACTGAAGTAGCTGATCCGACTGAAGTAGCTGATCCGACTGAAGTAGTTAAACTGACTGAAGTAGCTAAACTGACTGAACGACCCAAAGATACATGGGACGATCTCGTCGACGACCTCGACGAATACATACCAGAGATAACCGACGTCAGTGCACCCGACATTGATATCAAGAAACCAAATCAAGTGTACAAGGTTATGTACGAACGCGCAAAGAAGAAGGCGCAGATACTAAAGAACAATGCCATACAAGCCATTTTGGAAGCGAACGATATCAAGAACACGTACATGATACAAACAGAGTCCGAGGACTTTACCGACCCGATAGATTCAGACATCTCCGACATTGAATCGGAACTCACATAGTGACGACGGAATATCACGGTCTGAAAATCAAATCATATAGAAATATTTCATATGTACGTGTATTGAACAAGCACAAATGAAATATGTGTTACACATAGGCATTTTTATTGCTGTTCTGATTGTATACCTACACGTCCAAGCACATTTTCGTTCTGCACCCAGCAGTGATGTATTCGAACTGGATGGTATTATAGATACGCGGATAGATGACGTTCTTGATCTGAAACAACCCGTTATCTTCCGCTCACGGACATGTGAAAAACTTGTTCAGGATATAAATATACATGCCATTCTACGGGATATAGGAACAACGACAGTAGACGTTTTTGTATCACCTGTATCTTCTACATCTTGTTCGTCTAAAAACACACGCGTCGCGGTTTCACTCGACTCGTTTGTGAAATTACAACAGGTAGATATATCATTGAATAATGAGGAAATAGAAGACACTGATACAACAGACCAAGGACACAAAACGAACACGAGTTATTATAGCGACGGAAACGATAAACTGATAAATGGGTTATCAAAGGAGACTAAGAATATCATATCAACACACCACACACATATAGCGCCCCCAATGACATGTACGACCAGATATGACATGTTGTTCGGAACAGATCATAGCACGACCACGATGCGTCGCCATGTCGCGCATCGCACCTACTTCACCGTCACGAACGGGACGATGGAAGCGAAACTAATACATCCTGATCAACTGAACGATGTAGTGTTCGTATCCGACCCCGAGGTGGTCCCTGATCCAATGACAAGCGTTATGATCGACCATGAGGATGGTTCTATCCAAGTAACCAATAAATATAAAGGAGTCGCGAAGGATGTAACAGTATATACAGGTCAGACGTTGTTTGTGCCTCCCTACTGGGGAGTCATCTTGCAATTCACTCGTAACACATTCGTCGTCGCTGCTAAATATAGTACGTACATGACCGAAATAGCGACATGTTCTCATCAAGCACAGTTCTGGTATCATAAACTAACAGCACGTCCCACGATAGTACCCGACACACATGTACCCAAACCTACAGTGGCATCAGTAGCAGTCGAGCTAGAACCAGTCATTGATACAACAGCTGGTACAAAATCAGTTACCGACGACGCGGACAACGATACACCAGAAACTGTAGAACAAACTACTATAACCGATGTTTGATTTTCGTGAACACTCCAAGTTCCTTGGCACCCATATTGTAGTTACATGCCAAATCCAATCGTTCATCGTCGTCCGTTATCGCGAGCAGGGCGCGAGTGAGTTTCGCCATTCCGTTATTAGGATGCAGGGTCTCCGCGATCAAATTATTTATCATCATTTTGCCATGCACATCCAGCAAAACGTTGAACAACACAGCACCGTTATAGGGGACCTTGTACACATATCTTTTAAGAGATTTCATGGACGCCAGATTGACTGCATGAACCATTCTACCCTGATAAAATATCTGATGCTCACATGTCATTTCGGTACGAATAGACGGTACATTCACATATAACGAATTAGGTTCGAAACGGATGAGACATTCGTCTTCGGTGATAGTGCGTGTGATTGCTACAATGCGTGCGCCACGCAAAGTATGTTTATTGATGTTTAGTTTGTCAATGGCGACATCCCCTTGATCCGTCATCACAGGTGTCCCAGCAGGAAAACAGATATTTGACCAATTTATACCGTTAAAATAACCAATGAACCGGACATCAGTATTGCCGCTCGCCGAGAAATTGGCGGTATTGTCTTCAATCCAGCTGTTGAGAATGTCCCATGTTTCGGTGTTGCGCACCAGAACACGTGGTATGTATGCTAACAATTTGAACGCGTTTGCATTCACCACCGTTCTGGTCTGGAAAAGAGACACCTCCTTCAGTAAAGGGTTGTCTCTGAACGCGCTCACACCAATGGTCAACACACTCTCAGGGATTTCTACCCTAAACCGTATGGCCCCAGTCCTCGTATAGGCCTTGTGAAACGCAAATGATCCAATAGACTCACACACACTGTCTTCTTCAAACACGAGGGGTGCAGTCAGTGATAGAATATTTGTCCCTTCACCCAGATGAGTAGAGTCGAACGCGTAATTGCCGATATGGGTCACTGTGTTTGGAATCGTCACTCCTGTCACACTCATTCCACGGAATGCGTTGTTACCAATCTTGGTGACAGTATAAACATCTGAGTCAATGGTGATCTGGGACGGGATAGTGATGATGGATGGCTGAAACCCGGACACACCGTTGCCATGCATGGACGAATCGTCGCCGATTCTTACGTATGGGTCGGTTCCAATCTTGACGACGATATACTTGACTCCTAAAATAGTATGCACAGTGATGTATCCAGTTTCGGTGACGAACATGACCTTTATTGAAGGCGTACTGGTCACAAAATATGTCGCATACGAAGTTTTCCAATTAGACATTTCTAATGAAGTGGACAGACCCAACACTGTCACTATCATATCTCTTCCTGTATTCTGAAAAGCGTTGCCACCGTAGGTGATTCCCGCTGCAGGAATGAACACGGATGAGAGCGTTTGGATATTGTAGAAGGCTTTTGTACCAATGCTCGTAACGGAAGACGGTATAGTTACCGAGGTGACCGTGGTGGCGTTCTCAAACGCATTGGCTCCAATTGACCCATATCCGTCAATAACCACGGTCGTCGCAGACGGATATACATTTAATTGAGAAGTAGCACCAACCAATGTGTCGGAGATGCCTCCATAAAACGTTATCGTATTGCCCCCATTACTAATACTAATAGGTACAATGATTCCAATTACTCCAGTATTGGATATCGGAACTGATACGTTTCCTGACGCATCTGTGTTACGCACCTGGACCGCACCTACTGCATAAGTTCCAGGAGATAGTACAAATTCAAATGTTGTATTTGAACCACTGGTCCAGCTGGTACCCGAATTAGTAGAGTATTCCCATGACACTGCGCCATCGCCTGCTGTCACTACCACGGTTCCGTTACTTGTGGGACTGGTTGGGAAAGTCACTGTAGAACTATCTATCCTCGAAATTATATTAACTCCAGTCGCACCATAAAATGATACAGGTCCAGTGGATGGGGAGGTTAGACTGAGTCCATTGGTTGTGGGTAGAACGACCGTTGCAAGGCTGGTAGTGCCATTGAACGCGTTACCACTGATGGAGGTGACGGATGCGGGGATGGTGATGGATATAATCGCGGTGGATTGGAACGCGTCGGTTCCGATCTCCTTCACCGAGTATACGGTGCCACTGATAGCGAAGGTAGAAGGGATCACGATGTCGCCTGAGAGAGACGTCCCCGCAGTCGTCCCCGTAATTATTACATCCGTTGTCGTACCCGGTTTTATTGTATAAGTATAGCTCACCCCATTATCAGTAAGCAACGTATCAATCGCGTAATTTGGAGATGTTGCAGACGGTCCCGAATTACCAGCAAGATCAGTATAATTCGTAGATAACGTTAATACATTTGATAGACTTTCCAAACTAATACTTGGTGTGAATGTACCCGTCCATGTAATGTCATTATTACTTGTCATCCCAGTTAATATTCCATTTTGAGCGGTTATATCAGCTGCACTTGAAAAATCAGTTACTGTTTCTGAAAATGTTAATGTCACAGTGGCAGTCTCACCTACTGTTAGAGAATTGTCAGATATTGTGAATGAACTTACTGTTGGTGCCAACGTATCGATATCGTAAGGATCAGATGTTGCAGACGGTCCCGAATTACCAGCAATATCAGTATAAGTCGCAGCTAACGTTAATACATTTGATAGACTTTCCAAATTAATACTTGGTGTGAATGTACCCGTCCATATCTTTCCAGCCTCACTAGATTCCATAACAGATAAAGTTCCATTTTGAGCGGTTATATCATCGTTACTTGAAAAACCAGTTACTGATTCTGAAAATGTTAATGTCACAGTGGCAGTCTCACCTACTGTTAGAGAATTATCAGATATTGTGAATGACACCACTGGAGGTGGTGTTGTATCAACTACAAAGCTCACAGGATTGGATACAGTATTCGACTTGTTACCTAGAGTATCTATGGCGATTATCTGAAGAACTCCCGCAACTCCCGCAAGGTAAGTGTAAGATCCATCGGGTATTGTAAAAGAATAACTACCGACACCATTAAGTGTCACTTCAATGAAACTCGTCCCAGAATTGGTGCTATATAGTAACTTTACTGCAGAAATAGTAGTCAATCCACTCACAGTTACTAGGTTAGTCGTTGTCAAACCGCCAGCACTACCACCTGGGAACGTTATTGCAGTAGGAGATGACATACCCGAAATTATATTAACTCCAGTCGCACCATAAAATGATACAGCTACAGTGGATGGAGAGGTTAGACCGAGTCCATTGGTTGTGGGTAGAACGACCGTTGCAAGGCTGGTAGTGCCATTGAACGCGTCGACCCCGATGGAGGTGACATTTAAGGGGATGGTGATGGAGCTAATCGCGGTCCCTTGGAACGCGCTCACACCGATCTCCTTGACCGAGTATGTGGTGCTACTGATAGCGAAGGTAGAAGGGATCACGATACTGCCCGTGAGAGCCGTTCCCTCAGTCGTCCCCGTAATTATTACATCCGTTGTCGTACCCGGTTTTATTGAATAATTGTAGCTCACGCTATTAACAGTATATATACCCGGAATTATATTAACTCCAGTCGCACCATAAAATGATACAGCTACAGTGGATGGAGAGGTTAGACCGAGTCCATTGGTTGAGGGTAGAACGACCGTTGCAAGGCTGGTAACACCATTGAACGCGCTACCAGCGATGAAGGTGGCGGATGCGGGGATGGTGACGGAGATGATCGCGGTCCCTATGAACGCGTTCGCCCCGATGGTTGCGAGCTGGCTGTTTGTAGCGAAGGTGACGGTTGTAAGGCTGGTAGCCAGATAGAACACCTCATTCCCGATGGAGGTGACGGATGTGGGGATGGTGATGGAGCTAATCGCGGTCCCTTGGAACGCGCTCACACCGATCTCCTTGACCGAGTATGTGGTGCTACTGATAGCGAAGGTAGAAGGGATCACGATACTGCCCGAGAGAGCCGTTCCCATAGTCGTCCCCGTAATTATTACATCCGTTGTCGTACCCGGTTTTATTGAATACTTGTAGCTCACGCCACTATCAGTATATATACCCGAAATTATATTAACTCCAGACGCACCATAAAATGATACAGGTCCATTGGATGGAGAGGTTAGACCGAGTCCATTGGTTGAGGGTAGAACGACCGTTGCAAGGCTGGTAGTACCATTGAACACGTTACCACCGATGGAGGTGACGGATGCGGGGATGGTGACGGAGGTGATCCCGGACGAACTGAACGCGCTATTCCCGATGGATACGAGCAGGCTTCCTGCAGCGAAGTTGACGGATGCAAGGGAGGAACACAGATAGAACGCGTAGATCCCGATCTCGGTGACGGATGCGGGGATGGTGATGGAGGTGATCCCGGACGATTCGAACGCATTGTTTCCAATATGTCGTATGGGATGCACAACACCCGCTACCGTGAAGGAACTGGGAATAGAAAGCCACCCACTACCTAAGGTTGATCCATTCGACGCGAGAACAGCACTGGTAATCGTCACGACATTATTACTATCTTCTGTAAAATAATATGTTATACCATTGTCTGTAAACTGATTGAAAAAAGTTGCCAGTGGAGTTCCATTGTTATACCCGATACTCCCGTTGTAAGTATTGTTGAACGCGTTCGCATTATAGAACATATTATTGACGGACGCGTATGGAGGGCCGACCAGGTTCCAATACCTGATGTCTTGGTTGAACGCGGTCGCATAGGCGAACATATAACTTATATCAGTGAGTTTTGTGGGATCCAATCTCCAATTACCAATAGATCCACTACCGTTATTGTTAAACACAGAAGCGGAGTTGAACATCGAGTTGGCCGTTTCAACACTCGAGACGTCCCATGCAGTATAAGTAACTCCATTTACAGTCACTTCTTTTGTCCCGATGTCTTGGTTAAAGACGCGAGCATCATAGAACATCTGAGACATATTCGTCACGTCTGTGGTGTCCCATGACCCGATGTCTTGGTCGAACGCGTGTGCATACATGAACATCAACCCCATATCAGTCACGTTGCTGGTATTCCAGTCCCCGATGTCTTGGTTGAATACGGGCGCATTATAGAACATCTGATACATGTTCGTCACATTCGAGGTGTCCCATCCACTGATGTCATCGTTAAAGTTTGCCTGACTCTCGAATAAGTTGGACATGTCCGTGATCAGAGACGTGTCCCAAAGGCTGATGTGTGGAGTGCTGGGTGAACCATTACACCAATCATTCACCGCATTTTGTAACACTGTTTTGGTTGTAGGTTTAAATGTGGGGGCTAGGGTCACATTTGTTGCTCCAAAAAACGATACGGGCCCAATGGATGGCGATGTAAATGAAGTGGACTGACCATTTAATGTTGCGTGATATGCAGTCCAGTAAGATATATAGATTGTTTTTCCGTTAAGACTGGATGAATTAAAAGTATTACCAGCCATATTAATAGATTGATTACCGCTTTCAAACACGACAGCAACTAAGTTTGGTATACCCGTAAACGCGTTGGGTCCAATCGTAGTTACATTTGAAGGAATACTGATCGATCTGATTGCGGTGTTCGTAAACACGGTCCATCCAATATTTGTACACAGACTGTTCGGTGCAAACGTGACAGAGCTTAATGCGCCACAGTATTGAAATGCTCCATCGCCAATCGTAGTTAGAGTTCTGGGTATGACTATACTGGTTATTGGACAATTAGAGAATGCCAAAGCTCCAATGGATTGGAGATTGGGTCCCCCCTCACTAAACATCAATGTTGATAAATATGTGCAAGAACTGAATGCCTGATCCCCAATTATTTGTATTCTCGAAGAAATAGTTACTGAATTAATGTTTATCCTGTTCACGAATGCATTATTGGCGATTCCTTGAATAGATATAGTACTTCCAACTGTATTTGGACTACCAAAAGTGTCGCTGTTCGTCAAAACATGTTCCGTTGGAAAGGTAAGATTATTTATGTTCCCGGCACTGACCCCAGTTATGTTTGCAATTGTATAGTTGCCATACATGGCTTCATAAGAATACTGCACTCCACCTGAATTAAAAGAATATAGTGGCACTGGCATGTACTATATATATATATATATGTGTGTTTAATTCATTATCCCAACCCATAAAAATTGATGTTGTTCTATGTACATAGTCATTGTATCATACTTATACACCACGCATGCAAACAATGCAATCACCTACCGCTACAGCTACAGGCGTTCTCATCCTAAAAAACAACCGAACATACGGGCGCTACAAGAACAACCCGAAGAACAAATTGTTATATAAATGTGTTCCTAACGATCGAAGTATGGATACGGTTCTCGTCCCCTACGAAATGAAGCGTGTTGGGTTCAGCAAAAGCTTTACCAACCTATACGTGACCTTCCACATAGAAACATACAATGATGATGCAAAAGACCATCATATAGCCAAACTAGACAGCACCATCGGCCAAGTAGACGTGCTTGCACATTACTATGAATATCAACTTCTCTGTCACAAAATCACCGAACCCATATCTGCCTTCACGCGCGCAACCGCACAGGCGATCAAAAATATGTCCGTTGAATTAGATCTTAATAGTTCCGTTGAACAATCGCCAAGGATACTCACCATCGATCCCGGAGGAAGCACTGACTTTGACGACGCGGTCAGCATTGAAACCCTCGTCGAGGCAGAGGGGCGGACTGCACACAACATTACGATATACATTGCCGATGTCCCTTCCATTCTCACACGCATGGACACGTGGGAACACGTGTCCGACCGCGTCGCAACCGTATACCTACCCAAGGATGCAGCTCAATCCAAAAAACCTATGCTTCCCCCCGTCCTCTCTGATGATATATGCAGCCTCGTCGCCGACAAAATCCGCGACGCATTTGCACTGGAACTCACAATCATCGACAACGAGATTGTGGGTACCGTGTTCAACCGCGTTCAAATACGCGTGGCCAAAAATTACCAATACGAAAGCCGCGCACTCCTGCGCGACCCCGACTATATCAAACTCCTCTCTGTCACACGCAATATGTGTGCGATGCCTGACCAAAAGTATCTCGATGAAATCGTGGATAGTCATGATGTAGTCGCCTACCTCATGATCCTCATGAATTGCGTCGCGGCGCGCGCGTTGCGCACCGAAGGCACCGGCATCTTCCGCGCGGCACCAGGCCAAGGAACGGAGGGAACGGAAGGAACGGAAGGAACGGAGGGAACGGAGGATATTCCTACCGATGGCTTCGCGTGTCCAACAAAGTCAGACTGCTTCGCGTGTCCGATCGCAGCGCAGTTCTTCCGCTCGGGCGGCGCAGCGCAATACATAAACATAGAAAACATTCCTTCTGAACATCAAGACGTTGCGCTGCGACACGCTGCGCTAAACGCAAAGGAATACATACATATTACATCACCCATACGTCGTCTGGCCGATTTGCTCAACATGACGCGCCTACAACGATGTCTAGGTCTTATTACCAAAGAAACGGAACGCATGTGTAGTGATGTATTCTACGCTAAATGGATCGCGCGCCTAGATCATATTAACGAACGCATGACCGCCATCAAAAAGGTGCAGAACGACTGCGCACTCGTCGCCGCCGTGGCGCACGACCCTGACGTACTGGTCAAAGAGTGGGTCGGGTACGTATGCGATGTTGATACTGAGGATAAAAACAGATTCAGCGTGTTCCTTCCTGTGCTAAAAATCGTTGCTCGGACGCGTTCGGCGATTGACCCCGCCGTTACAGAGTCTATCCAGGCGCCTCCTTTACGCAGCAAAGTGACATGCCGCATACATCTATTCCAAGATGAGGACCAAGTGCGGCGCAAAGTACGTGTGTCAGTGGTTGTGTAAAACTAGTCTAGTTGTAATTAATCTCACATGATATACTGGTCGCGGTCGCCTCCCACCCACTCCATGGAGGACAATAGAGCCAAATATGTATTTTTTTTCTGACACTGATTTTATTCAACTCGTACCCATTGATGACAAATGTATACTCGCCTTTCTCGTTCGAACGTTGATTCACGGTAAAGGCCCTCGTACAGTTCCCATCATTGATCTGATACCTCACATGCACTTTGTTTGATCCACCCACCCCCTGGTCTTTGACCGTCATCGTAAACGTGATGTTTGTCAGAATGGTTTTATCGTCTTTCAATTTCTCGTTATATTCAATATAATCCATTGGTGACTTTATCTCCAACGACGCAATCCTTTTCGATACGAAATCGTACCCGTAATCCATGATCGTCTTGGGTTGCGACTGTTTGTCCGAGTCCCATTTCACCGTTGCGTTTGTGACTAAACTTACCGGCACTCGTATCTTTATATTGTCTTCTATATCGATGTCGCATAAAAGCGTAGCCAATCCCATATATTCTTCATCGTCGCCATCGCCATCGCCATCGCCATCGCCATCGTCGTTAGTCTCATTGTATTCTTTCCGCGAGTGCCGTCCCCGCCGTCCCCGCCGTTTCCGCCGTTTTCCCTTCCCCTCCTTATCCTTCTTCTCCTTCAGATATGCTTTATATTTATTGAAAAAAGTGATCGCACTTACGATATACTCTATCTTTTTGGGTTTTACTGACTTTTTTGCTTGGACAGGTATGTCCTCCGTGCATATTTTAGAGGTCTTTATCGGATACCCAAACCCAAAACAACCCCTTACCTCGGGGGTCTTGTCTCTACGTTTGCTCGAAATAAATGTATCCTCGTCAGCATTAATGGTGTTTTCAGCTTCAGCTTCAGCTTCAGCTTCATCTTCAGCTTCAGCTTCATCTTCAGCTTCAACGACGGCTTCAACGACTTCTTCATCGATCATGAAAATGTCTGGCAAATCGTTCAACTCCGCTAACGATATGTTTCCGTCGCCTTCCGACGCACCGCGGTTGTCGATATCGATCACTATCTGGTTGATGATATTTTTATAATAATCCTTCTTGTGTACGCCATTAATCGTTTTCTCTCCGATCTCCAACTTCACTAGCATGTACAGATTGTCTTGTAAAATGTTGATCGGCAATGAACTATCGTTCAACTGGTTTTCGCCAGCCAACATCCAAGCCTTACGCAGGATAGGCTGTTTAATTCGCATCGCACTTCCAAAGATCGTTCGGTTCAACTCGATGATGTCGGGCAACGCATTTTCAATGATCTTGAAATGCCGTTTTAGCTGCGCGCGGACCAATGATGGTCTATTATAGAGCATATACAACTTCCAGTACAGCTCCACCCGTTCTCTAAATGTCTTTATACTCCTCACTTGCAGCAACAAGTCCAACAATTTTTGTAGAGAGTTCAACTTCAGTGAGATGGTGTCTATTTGTGAAAATTTCAACTGCTTGTGTTTAAATAGATCATTATGCGGTGAACCGTTTGGGAAGATATATGTAAGCATATCTATCGATTCAGTGATTCGGTCAAACGCGAGTTTAAACGTATCCAATTGGGTAGCCGATAATATGTTTATCTGGTTGATTTCCTCAAACTGCTCATTCAACGTTTTTAGTACCATAGAGAAACTAGTTATACTATTGACAATTATATCTGCCATGTTTGTATGTATACATTACTGCACGATTATTTACATCCATGAGTGTGCAAAACGCCATTTTTGATGGATATACACCTTTTACGGCGTTCAGTGTTCAGTGTTCAGTGTTCATGAGAAGACGAAGACATTTTTATGTAACCATTCGGAGCGCATTCGGAGCGCACCGTCTTCTCATTTAGCATTCTCCAACCTATCTACTGTTCATGACAACATATCGCGACCGGTCGCGCACATTTTTATCGCTACTGTATACATAACCGACGATGAAACAAAAGGTCTCAGACAACGCACAACGTTTTAATATCGCGATCGGATTTTTCGGAGAGATTTTTAAAGCCCTCATGGCATCAATGCTCATATCGTTTGTTCCTCAGTCATGTGACGGTGAATCATGTGGAGTGACTGACAGACTTTTCACAGGGTCGGACGAACTCTACATGGCTGCGTCGTGTACAAACGTTTTGACGTTTATGTCGTTTGTGTACCTCTATTATGTTGAAATCTCTAGAGAGAACAAGATGATTGGTTATTTAGAAATGAATAGGGAATTACCACGAGACGACGAAGCAGTCGAACAAGCATTAGTCGTTCTTGGTGACGACAAGGTTGCCGAACTGCACACGCTTGATACCAAATACCGTACAGCAGGACATCTCGCTATGGGTTCCTTCGCCGTAAATACCATTCTCTCTGCGTTTCCGATCGCAGCGAACCCTTTGGACGCAAAAACATACACGGTTTTTCTGACGAATGTGATATTCGTGATATCAAAACTTCTCGAGGTCCGAGAGATTGTCAACACAAAACCTAGCACCTTTCTTAGTGCTTATTTAACCGAGCGCCAACAATTTAATGACGCGGACCCCGACCACATCATCGGTGCTGTCGTTGAGGACGACGCCACCGCCGATGCTGACACCGTCGAAAGGGGAGAAGACCTAGCAGTCGTCGAGTTGCTTGTTCCTTCCCAAAATCAAGTCTAATTTATAAAAATATAGAGTTGTCCTTAATTATTAAAGTAAGGACAACCCATTCAGGAATAATATTGTAGTATACTATAGATAGATGCCGACACTCTGCCAATTTGAGAATTGTAGGAAACGAGCGAGTTATGCAACAACTTATGGTAAGCCTGAACGATGTAACGAGCATAGAGAGGGGCGAAAATTACAATATGCTATTTGTCGTTGTGGGAACGCACGGCCAACATACAACTTATTGGACGAAAGCCGTCCCGTATGTTGCCGTTTATGTAAATCGGACATCATGGTGAATGTGGTTAACAAGCGTTGCTGTGGAAATTCTCGCCCAATTTACAACGAACTGGGTGAAAAAAATGCATTATACTGTTCAAACTGTAAATCGGACACCATGGTGAATGTGGTTAACAAGCGTTGCTATTGTGGAAAGTCGAATCCGATATTCAATGCTCCAAACGAGAAAGTTGCATTATACTGTTCAAACTGTAAATCGGACACCATGGTGGACGTGAAGAATAAACGCTGCTATTGTGGAAAGTCGAATCCGATATTCAATGCTCCAAACGAGAAAGTTGCATTATACTGTTCAAACTGTAAATCGGACACCATGGTGGACGTGAAGAATAAACGCTGCTGCTGTGGAAAATCACTCCCAAACTTCAATGAGTCGGGAGCAAAAGTTGCATTATACTGTTCAAACTGTAAATCGGACACCATGGTGAACGTGAAGAATAAACGCTGCTATTGTGGAAAGTCGAGACCGACATTCAACGATCCAAACGAGAAAAATGCATTATACTGTTCAAACTGTAAATCGGACACCATGGTGAATGTGGTTAGCAAGCGTTGCTATTGTGGAAAGTCGTTGCCGCTCTTCAATGATCCACCCGAGAAAAATGCATTATACTGTTCAAACTGTAAATCGGACACCATGGTGGATGTTATCAATAAAAGATGCAAAGGCCAAGACGGGACATGCACAATCGCAGCCAACAAAAAATACAAAGGATACTGTACTTTCTGCTTCGCCAACATGTTCCCAACCGACCCCCTCACCTACCAAATCCGCAGCAAAACGAAGGAGATCGCTACAAGAGACTTCATCAACGATCATTTCGAAGGCTTCGGCCACGACAAGCCGATTTATACCGACCACTGCGATTGTTCTGTCCGCCGCCGCATCGATCACCGCAAGCTCATTGGCAACACGATGCTTGCCATCGAGACTGACGAAAACCAACACAAGTCCTACGACGCGATGGACGAACAAATCCGGTACGACGATTTGTTCAACGCCTTCTCTGGTAAATGGATCTATATCCGGTTCAACCCCGATAAGTTCCGCAATAAAGCCGGCGTGTCCAAAAATCCCACGATCGCGATGCGCCTGTTCGAATTGAAGGCCGAAATGGAGCACCAAATCCAGCGGATCGAATCCGAAGAGAACACGGAGCTGCTCGAGATCAAGTACATGTATTATGATGGCTATACGTGAGTCGGTCGCCCTATAAGAATTGATCAGCACGCCGCCCCACTCTCTGAAGGTATTCTATTCAACCGACACCCATGTCCAACCCAGTTCATTCACCAATCGTCGCATGTGCCTTATGTCAAGCCACCGCACACGACTTATGTCAAGCCACCGCATGCACCTGCAGATGGTGTACGCCCGATGATACATACAACCCGCCATTGGGTCATCAAGCAGACGAGGCGATGTATGTTCGTATTGCTGGATGCAACGGCATATGTACAATGTCTCAATGCGATGCCGATATTAACATATATGATGCCCTTATTGCGCATGTCCCTCGCTATTACCTCGCTAAGTATGGTACCATGTCGCATCTCTTCTACAACAATGACCACCGAACCATTCTCTCCGACCACATAGATGATCAAATTAACTACTATGATTTGCGCATCGAGTTCGAGGACATGTTGGATAACGTGTATCATTGGCTGATGAGTAACAAGTACACGCGTTCCGCGGGCGATTTGGAGGACCTCCGAAGCATCAACTGTATCTACCAAATTATCCATACGTATGTCGGTTCCAATGTCGCAAACAAGGCCGACGATACACACGATGACGACGATACACACGATGACGACGATGCAGACGATGGCGAACGCATCAAGAGCGGCGACGAATGCCACGAGAGCAGTGACGACCGCGAACGGCGCGAACGGTACGAACGACCATATCCCACTTCCGACAGCAGTTTGCGGAGAACATAAATAGATCTAGGTCAGAAAATATACCAAAACAAAAAAAACAAAAACCATATGTGTGGTCTTGTTTTTGTTTCTGGTTGCGACGTTGTCTACGCGACGGTATATGATACCGTTGCGTAGATTTGAATGTAGTAGAGCCCGCGTCTCCTTCCTATATTACACCGACCGAATACACCATTCATGTATTATGATCGCTATGTGTGAGCCGACGACCACACACAGAAAAATAGTATGTAGGTATACCATATACGTGCAATGAGTACCGGCTACGAAAGCGATTCCACAGACGACACAATCATCGATGACCCAGGCACGGGAATACGCGATTTGAACCAAGAAATTGAACAATTAATCAGACGACGTGATGCATTTATGCAGAGTTATAATAACATGTATTATGAATGGTTTTACCGAGAACCCACGAGTGGGTACACCACTCCTCCTCGTAGAAAAATAGATATGGATGAGTTCCGAGCTAACAAGGCAGATATCGAAAGAAATTATGAAACCATTCAAAACATTGTAAAAAACCTTACTGATCAGATAAGTGAAAAACAACGGGAGAGAGATAGGATTATTCAATCAAATCCACCATCTTTTATGGAGCCGCCGCCGGCGGGCGGCGCCCGACGAAGTCAGGTTGTTCTACCGACCCGACGAAGTCAGGTTGTTCTACCGACCCGACGAAGTCAGGTTGTTCTACCGACCCGACGAAGTCAGGTTGTTCTACCGACCCGCCGAAGTCAGGTTGTTCTACCGACCCGCCGAAGTCAGGTTGTTCCACCGACCCGCGGCAAGCCGCGCCGGCGCAAAACGCCCAAGACAAGGCGCCGGCGAAAAACACCCAAGACAAGGCGCAGGAAGAACACGCGCAGGCGTGCGCGAAGATAAACTAGTTATAATGTTTTTTTCACTTAATTTGTATTACCGGGCATATATGCTGGTTATATAACCCCCAAATAGTTACTTTATCCAAATGCAAAGATTGTCTAAGCAGTTGTGCTGTCAGTAAATAATCAGCGACGGGCTTGTAAAATACCCAATATTGGTCCTCTGACGAGTTGGTATTTACATGTACATAATAGCTATTTCCAGGAAAGGTTGGAGAAGTACGATCACTTGAGATAGTTTCTTGTCCATTTACATATTCAATCATATTTCCAATGCTAATTACACTGTGATCATACCAGGTACAGATGTTCAAATTCTTGATGGTGCCCCGATATTTATTTGTTCTAACACCTTCGTCAAATCTTTCAATATAATAGGTATGATCCTTTTCCAATTCGTATGGTGAAATTAGTTGCATGTTATACCTTTGAAGATTATATGCTTATATGATTTTGTACGAACTTACCTATCCAATCATGTATACATGGGATTTGGGGGAAAGTTCCCACGTAACATTTATTTTCAATTATTTACACCTTTGAAGATTTAAATGGGACAAAATATTTTTATTTGCGATGTAAATGGTGATGCTGTTAGATATTCTATCTAAGAAGCATAATCATTCTATATCTATATATATATATAGATATATATATGGCGCAAGCAAACCCCGCAGCCCCCGCAAAAATGCAAGAAATTCTTGGACCGGACCTGGTCGTAGGTGAAGAATATTATGTGCTGAGACAGGAAAAGAATCCTCATGACAGTCCCCATGGGTATCAGTGGGAAAACCGAGTGAAATACTCGGGTACATACACTGGTCGGTTTTCTCCCCAAATGATACGATTTATTGTGATACAAATTTTTGTAGGGCAACTACTACCTGGTCCAACTCGTGAGCCGATTACGTATAACACACCTACTACACTCAATGAAAACTTTAGGTCGCGATTTTACAAAAAGACCGACATACAAAAAATTCAAGAAATGAGAGACAAACTGCAAAAAAGAGAGGCGTTAGCGATGATGTATGAGGGAGACCATTCTTACGAGGAGAACCCTGGGTGGAGATATAAATGGTACAAGAACGGTGACGGTGTCTGGGTACATGACTGGTACCGCAATGATGATCCTAGCAATAATGCACTTAGGCTTAATAAATACAATAATGGATTGGGAATACATCAATATGTCGGTAATGATGGACAACCCCAATTTGCCAGAGATCCAGATGGAAAACATTACCTAGATCGCATCCATGTCCGACGTGACGGCGGGCGTCGGAAGCGGACGTTGCGCCGCGCCTCTAAATCCAGAAAGAGACGCAGCGCAGCGCGTTCAAAAAAGAGACGCGCGAGGGCGAACAAACGCAAGAAAACAAGAAGAACGAAGAGACATTAAGCACATACTAGTCTAGGCTGCGGCGCAACGCCAACGAGGTTGAGCGCCACACAGTTATCGTTATCCGCGCGCAGCGGATCCGTGTCCGTCGTCATCTCCGTTCCCGCGCGCACCACGTCCGCGAAGACGCGTGCGGTCATGTATATGTCCGCGTGAGTGTAGTCAACTACAGCCACTTTCTTTATCTTCTGAGCCATCATAGAGAGAGCTCCCATATTGGGCGTTTTTATCGTCTGTAGATTGAAGAAGGAGATGGTTGTACCATCATGTTGTCCTACGATCACCCGACACATGGTGTCGCGGGTTTTTCCCACGCGCACGATCTCGTGCAATGGATTGAATACTCCGTGACCCATCTTCTCAAATCGGAGCCCTATATAGCTCCCGTGGCTACCTTTGGTCTGTGTCACCGACGCCCGTCGCGTCCATTTCGCGTTCCGCTTCACCACGTTCTTCGGTGCGCACTCCAGCTTTCGCGTCTTCTTGAAGTTGGTACACATTAGCACGAGCGGGCCACCCACATCGAGGTCGCGCGTCTCGTCTACGTGACTATACGTGCGCAACGCCGAGATGGACGTCTGTTTAAGGGGCAGGTGTGGAATCGGGTCACCCAATGTAACAACGCGGCGAAACAGAATGTGCTTCGACTTTCCTATAGCAAGGTCGGCGAATTTCTCGGCCGCATATACGTTCATTACTCTGGGTGCACCAAACGTGTTACAACATATGTGGTGATCGGGATGCTTCTTGATCCAGAGGTACGCGAACACCTGCGCGCACGCGCCGCCTAGAGAATGCCCCGTCGTGACCAGCTTCACGTTCTTGGTTTTCATGTCCAGGAAGTCCTTCGACAACATGTGGATCGCCGCCAGAATCGTGTAGTACATCTCTCCGACCAGTTTGAAGATACCGATCAGGTACCCGTCCTCCCTGTCTTCAGGATCGCTATTATCGCTACTATCACATAACTGTGCACGCATGGGCAAAATAGAAGACGCCTTCAGGTAAGAACGCATACTCTTCAGAGAGGCAGTACCTCTAAACCCGACTGTGATGCAATGTGTTCGCTTGTCCGCGATTACGTACACCGACGAATAATTTGACGTAGAAATGCTTATGTACTTCATGTGCTTTGATGGACTGGGTATTCTATCTTGTCTACTATCCTTCGCAGAATGAATACGATTGACCGCTACGCTCACCGTACGCAACGCCGCGTTCGTCATGACGCCATCCGCCATAGACGAGAATGATGCGGTCTTCAGTGCAGACAGATGAGACTGAAGACCCTTCAGTGCAAACACCTTATTGTACTTGTCCGCGAACTTGTCCGCGTCAAAGTAGGCCATACGCGATAGTATGCAATTGATATATGTTATCGCCGATATCTTTTCCATGATACAACTAGATGTTTATTGTCTATTGACTACGTTACGTATACGATAGAGAATATATTTGTAATCAACCAACACTTACAAAACACCATTTCAAATCTTCAGCGGTGTATAGTCTATTCTCTAACCTGAATGAACGCGTCAATGCATCGCTGCACTTGCTCTATGCTATGCGCCGAACTGAGTTGGCATCGGATGCGCGCCTTACCGTGCGGGACCACGGGGTAAGAAAAACCGATGACATAGATGCCCAATTTCAACAATGCATCGCTCATATCGGATGCTACCTTGGCGTCACCGATCATCACAGGTGCAATAGGTGATACATCGTTGCCACCCAAAGTAAATCCTGCGTCGGTCATTCCCTTGCGGAAATGCGCCACGTTCGCACGCAGCTTATCCACCCTATCATTCGACTCCTCTAAGATCTTGAACACTTCGATGCATCCACCCACCACAGACGGCACGAGCGAGTTGGAAAACAGATACGGTCGTGAGCGCTGACGCAGCAAATCAATCACTTCCTTTGACCCCGCGGTGTATCCACCCATGCCCCCACCCAGAGCCTTGCCCAGAGTACTGTTGATGATATCCACGCGCCCCATCACCCCACACAACTCGGGCGTACCACGCCCTGTCTTGCCCATAAATCCTGCCGCATGACACTCATCGACAAAGACCTGGGCACCGTACTTGTCCGCCAGGTCGCATATCTCCTTTAAGGGAGCCACGTCACCGTCCATGGAAAACACACCGTCGGTCACAATGAGACGGGTACGACAGTTCTGTGACGCGATCAGCTTGGACTCCAAATCGCTCATGTCCAGATGGTTGTACCGATAGCGCTGCGCCTTACACAGACGGATACCGTCAATGATGCTCGCGTGGTTGAGCGCATCGCTAAGTACCGCATCCTCAGGACCCAATAACTGCTCAAACACACCCGCGTTCGCATCGAAGCACGACGCATACAACAACGCATCCTCCGTGCCATGGAACTTGCTGATCGCGGCCTCCAGATCCTTGTGGATGTCCTGCGTCCCACAGATGAATCGCACAGAAGATACACCGAACCCATGCGTATCGATCGCCTTCTTTGCGGCATCAATCACACGCGGATGTGACGATAACCCAAGGTAGTTATTTGAGCAAAAGTTGAGCACATCTTCTTTCACCCCTTCCACAGAAATGGACTCCGATTGCGCCGACGTTACTACGCGCTCGGTCTTCCAAAGACCGCTCGTCTTGATGTCGGACAACTCGTCACGCACGCGTTCTCTTAATGAAACAGAAAAAGGGGACTGTGCTAGATGTGCTGATGGTATATCTATCTCTATAATTGACATATGCTCTAAAAATGTATAATATTTATTTTTCTACATGGATACGCAAATATATCCATGTACACCTTTGAATATGTAAAATGGGACAAAATAATATGTGTATATGAATATATACCATATGATGGATATTGAACTTCATTATGTAAGCAACAGAACATTGGATAATGGTCTAAACAAAAATATAATCAATATCAACCCACATATCTTACACTCGTATGAAGTAATAAAAGAAAGAAATAATTATTGGGGTATTTTTTTACGAGATAAAGATACAATAATTGGGAATACAATGGTGGTATACGAAAAAGAAGATAATATTGAATATTTGCTATTAGTTTCAGTTTACATAGATGACAAATATCGTGGTCGTAAGTTATGTAAAGCACTTGTAGAACAAACAATAATAAAAAATGAAATGCGAAATAAAACAAACTTGATAAAAGTTGTTATAGCTGGAGGTATGCCAATATTACAATGTCTTCTTAGTGTTTTTAAGGAACTTAATTATACTATAAAAAAATATAAGACAAAAGTTGAAAACATACAAATACTACAAAATATACGACCTGAAACCGCAATAAAAATAGAACAATCAAATTACGAAAATGATATTTGGCAAACATTGTTTTTTGAAAAAAATGATTACACCTTTTCTCATTTCAAACGCCGATTATAATATAAAAACAAAATGATATTTATATTATCAACAATGACATCTGTTTATGAAGGTCTTATATGCGAATTAAAAATTAAAATGAAAACTAAAAATATTAAGTTTAACAAAGTTTTTAGTTTAATAAATAATGAAAAATACGATAAAATTATTGAAATTATACATGATGAAACAAGTGAAACTTTAATAGAAAATATATTTGCTGAACGAGAAAAAATTTGTAATAATATGGAAAAAAAATTAAATGATTTACTATGGTTAAATGACCGATTAATTCAATTTGGTGAAGAACCTCAGTCATCAAAAACAAAAGCATTAAAATTATTGAAAACAAAAGTATTTATAAATATTTATGATTTAGAAGCAGAAAAATATGAAAGAAGACCAACAAAAAAGTTATTAATAAAAGAATTGAGAAAAAACCCTGACAGACGTTTTCCATTATGTAGCGCAAAAGAAAATACAACTTTAAGATGTTTTCTAATAAAACTGTAAAACTTATATGATATGATAAATATTGTGAATTAATCGGCGTTTGAAATGAGAAATGGTGTAATCTTCAAGGGTGTAAAAAGAAGGAGGATTACAGGTGATTCAAAAAATAGTCATGTACGTCAAATGGTCAACCCTTTCTCGGTCGTGTCTGTTTTATCAACCGCTCTTTTCATTCTGTTCACCGTATGTGACCCAGTGCGTGCACATAACGTTACCACCGATGCTAGTGCAACTAGCATAATACACCCACGCACCCCCCGAATGAACGAGTACGTTCCAATGATCGACGCCGACGCGCATCTGAGGAAACCCAACAGTCTGCGTGGCGCAGCCGATCCCGTGCTACCACAGGCATTCACATGGAGCAACGTAGATGGAGCCAACTACCTCACTAAAAACCTGAACCAACACATACCCGTATACTGTGGCAGCTGCTGGGCACATGGTAGTATCAGTGCCCTGGCCGACAGAATCAAGATCGCGCGCCTAGGGCGGTGGCCCGATATCAACCTCAGTATCCAGTTCTTGCTCAACTGTAAGATGGGTGGCAGCTGTAACGGAGGAGATCATCTGGCCACCTACAAGGCCATCCAAGAATACGGTTCCATACCCTTCGATGACTGTATGGTGTACCAGGCCTGTAGTGCGGACTCCACAGAGTCCGCATGCCGCGTCGCATCGGAAGACCCAGGAGGTAACCCATTCACATGCGCGCCGCACAACGTGTGCAGGACGTGCGATACATTTACTTCACGCGGCGGAGAGTGCGTAGCCATCGAACAGTACCCCAATGCCACCGTCGCCGAATTCGGCGCGGTCAGAGGCAGCGCCGATATGATGGACGAAATATACAAAAACGGACCTATCGCATGCGGGATAAATGCAGAAGACATCGTTGAATACACTGGAGGTATTCACGACGCACCACACAAACCGAAGATCATCAACCACATCATATCAGTGGTGGGGTGGGGATACCAACCGCAAACGGAAACACTGGCTGCAACGCAGTACTGGATCATCCGTAACTCGTGGGGTAGTTACTGGGGTGAGATGGGGTTCATGCGTCTCGTCCTGGGCGATAACCAGCTGGGCATCGAGAAGACATGTGCATACGCCACGCCAGGGACATGGACGGAACACAATGTTCCCTGTTACGAGGACGGAAGCAACTGTGGAGCCGCATCATAATTATATTACGATACGAACTATAATACAAATTTATATAATTTTTATTATATTTGATAAAACGGGAACTCTCTGATTTGTGGGATTCGGGGAAGTTACATGATACCGACCTTGGCGGTCTTGCGATCCAGCACGAGGCTCCTACAAATGATCCCGACGTTGCGATCTTCCAGCTTGACGTCATCTACCTTCAACACCTCCACGATCAATGTGTGGTACTGGTTGCGCCGCGAATCGGTACCTCGGAAATGGTCTGGATACGTCTCTCGCCATTCAGGTACGACATTGCCGAGCTTCTTGCCGATGAAGTAGAGAGAGTTGTTCAGCCGTTTGAGAGCGGCGGCGCCTTTCTCCCAACCCGTCGCACTCTTCACGCAAACCGTATTACGTCTCAGATCCGTACAGTGAATAGGTCTCTCCGTTATGGCCATGTCCTGCATAGATTCAAGTATCTTGCGAATGACCGTGGCGGCGTACCCCTCCACGATCAGACGATCCAGGTCGTCTACCGTACAAACGATCGACTCAATCACATCCTTAAACGTGAACGCATCCTTGCAGTCCTCGTTGAGGAACACGTTCAAGTTGAACTGGGTGTTGTTCGTCGTGTTGTTGTTGTTGTTCGTGATACATTGGGGACCCTTCAAGCTTATCGCTTCGATAAGCAGACGCATCTGCTCCGCCGCCGCCTCGTCGCGCACCGCCTGCGCCGCGTCGCGCATCTCGTCGCGATCCGTCTGCGCCTCGTCGCGTTTTGTCTGCGCTTTGATTAACGTGTATATATTCTGATCGCCCATTTTTTCGATATGCTCTTTCACCTGAATCGAAACCATTTCTTGGATTATTGCAGCCATACCGCTATCGTTGGGATCTGGTATTGACGATGTTTGTGATTGGGGGAGAACTCGATTGACCTTTTCAGATAATATATCACCATGACCAGGACAACGTTTTTTGTGATACCATAATGAGCTACGACTCGAATATACTTTTCCACAAATACAACTATATGGCATGAGCGCATCGGCTTGTTTTTTGAACAAAGCGTTTGAATGAGTCACTCTGATATGTTTATCCGTTGTCAGGTGACGCTCATATTCAGACTTATATTTACACATGAACTTGCATGCGATACATGTAAAGGTCTCTCCGTCAGAATGTTCAATCATCTCTTGTTTTTCTGACATTTTGCGATGTTTTGCTGTGGCTTTATGAATGACATATTTACTCTTTGACTGGCAAATGCATGCACATAAAACACATTCATAATTCTTGTTTTTCGGCTCAGAATATTCGGACATCGTTCTAAAGTACACACAGACAAAAAAAGAAAGGTAGTCGCGAATTCTAAGAAAAAAATAGTTATGCTAACAAATTAAAAGATGAAAACACAGTTTGTTACCATAACTCTAAATTTACATCGAAAACTCGAAACCAATATGGATTTTGAAAAAGTGACAAAAATAAATGTCGTTTTTTCAAAAAGCTGAGTTGGTTTCGACTTTACAAATTTTTGATAAAGTGGGAACTCTGTGATTTGTGGGATTCGGGGAAGTTACATGATACCAGCCTTGGCGGTCTTGCGATCCAGCACGAGGCTCCTACAAATGATCCCGACGTTGCGATCCTCCAGCTTGACGTCATCTACCTTCGTCACCTCCACTATCAGTTTGTGGTACTGATTGCGCCGCGAATCGGTACCTCGGAAATGGTCTGGATACGTCTCTCGCCATTCAGGTACGACATTACCGAGCTTCTTACCGATGAAGTAGAGTGTGTTGTTCAGCCGTTTGAGAGCGGCGGCGCCTTTCTCCCAACCCGTAGCATTCTTCACGCACACTGTATTACGTCTCAGATCCGTACAGTGAATAGGTCTCTCTGTAATGGCCATGTCCTGCATAGATTCAAGTATCTTACGAATGACCGTGGCCGCGTACCCTTCCACGATCAGACGATCCAGGTCGTCTACCGTACAAACGATCGACTCAATCACATCCTTAAACGTGTACGCATTTTTACAGTCCTCGTTGAGAAACACGTTCAGGTTGAACTGGTTATTGTTATTGTTCGTCGTGTTATTGTTGTTGTTCGTGATGGTATGTGGTCCTTGCGTACTGATAGCTTCGATCAGGAGCTTGATCTGCTCCGCATGCGCTTCGGCGTGCGCTTGCGTCTGTGCCGCTGTCTGCGTCTGTGCTCCGATAAGCACCGCAATCTGTGCCGCGTGTGATTCGGCTTGGCTCGCCAACATCGTCTGTATGCACTGCATAAAGTCGGGATCGGGGAGGGGCGATGATGGTACAATGGTACGATACTCATAATTTGGTGGAAAATTATGTAAAATGGTGGATTCTGGCTTCTTAGTGTTATGAGCGTGTTTAGCTGTCGCTAAATGTCTATTGAAATCTATAGATTTGCCACATTTAACATCACATGAGTTGCAGTAGAATATCATCACGCGTTTTTGTCGACGCGATCCGAAGAGTTCTTTGTGTTTAGGTGTGGTAATATGGGTATCATACTCACATAATTCACTGCATACGAAGTCACATGCTCTACAAAAATAATGCATACCATACTGTGGATTGCTCGTGTCTGTTCGTGTTTTGTGTTTTTTTGTGGAAATATGACGTGTCCAATCGGCACCATTTACGCAGCTAAAATCACAACTGGTACATTGGTAGGGTTTTGTGGAAGAAGGAGTCTCTTGCAAAGGACCATTCTTTATGGCTAAACTTTCCATCATTTTACAGGGATTCCACTATTTTACATAGAGATTATAAATTTTGAAAAAACGATAAATTCTTCTTATGCTAACAAACTAAAAGATGAAAACACCGTTTGTTACCATAACTCTAAATTTACATCGAAAACTCGAAACCAATATGGATTTTGAAAAAGTGACAAAAATAAATGTCGTTTTTTCAAAAAGCTGAGTTGGTTTCGACTTTACAAATTTTTGATAAAGTGGGAACTCTTAGGGACCCACAAACAGATATGTCTCTTTCTTCACAGAATTTGAAATGGACAATTATGAAACCATATAGATGTGAGTGTTGCAAATAACGACGCATGTCGTTATTTGGAGATGATGTGTGTTGCAACCAACCTCGTCACTGCGGAGAATATCTCCAAGAAACGTAATGCCCTTCGCTCTACATGGGTTGATTCAACCTAACGTCTGCGTCTGCGTGTGGTTTGTGCATACTAGACACAGTAAAAATACTCAATTAGGACATGTTACATGATATAAACTATTCTACACTACACTTGGCTGCCTGATCTTGAGCCTGAATACGACCTTGGGGGTCTGCTTCTCTGCCTTGGCCTGCTCCGCGGCCGCGACCTTGGCGGCCTGCTTCTCTGCCTTGGCCTGCTCTCGGGCAGCTTGCTTCTCTGCCTTGGCCTGCTCCGCGGCTGCGACCTTGGCGGCCTGCTTCTCTGTCTTGGCCTGCTCTCGGGCAGCTTGCTTCTCTGCCTTGGCCTGCTCCGCGGCTGCGACCTTGGCGGCCTGCTTCTCTGTCTTGGCCTGCTCCGCGGCCTGTGCCTTGGCTAGGTCTCTGGTGGCCTTCTCCTCAGCTCGCATACCCGCCATCTCAGCCTTGCGTGCATTCTTCTCAGCTGTTATCACAGCCTTGCGTGCATTCTTCTCGGCATCTTTTATCGCTTTTTTTTCTTTTGCTTTTGCTGCAATCCTTTCTTGAGATGCTTTCTGTCTGGCTTCGACCCTGGCAGCAAGTATGGCCTCTCGTTTCTTATGAGCAGCAATGGTCGTTTCTCTCAAGATGATAATACCCGCAATCAAGTAATACGCTGTCCGACGAAGGAACCGATCGAACATGGGGAACTCCGTCCTTACGTTGATCAGGGATATTAAAGCACAATGTATATCGTGCGGTCTGATCACCCCATCTCTTCGGAGCGGACGCGCGCTGCGCTCAAAATCTGTTACTAATTTGTGACGAATACCAGTCCATACCTGTTCGTTGCCGTTCATGTCTGCGTAGATGCGGGCTGGTCTCTCTGGGAACATTTCGACAAGTTCCCTCTTCAATACGCGCTTGTTGCCTTTCAGAACGGTTAGTTTCTTCACGTAGCCCTCCTGCCAGATCTTGCCTAGTTGAGTCTGTGTGAAGAAGTTGTCAAGAGAGTGGCCATTCGCGTTGGATGGACGGCGGATGAATGGATACTTGTGGAGGAGTACGGCGATACGGGAGTCGTAGTCGAGATGCTTGTGGAACTCGCGCACCATGTCGAGTGGCATCATCTTGACCCAGTTGATTTTGAACTCGGCAGCGAGCGTCACCTTGCGCTCCTCCATTGTGAGGTCAGATGTGGTCCTGCCATTGGCCTCGTTGTGGGCCTGGTCAGGACGCAGTTGGTTGGGTGGGATAAAACGTCTGAGCATGATTACAATGAATGTTACTTAGGTTGTTGTTGTTGGTTGCATAGGACTCTCTCTGTTCAATAGTTTCAATTTCTTTAGAGTTACTGACTCCAATCCATACCCATACATGGGTTGATTCAACCTAACGTCTGCGTCTGCGTGTGGACGTTTTGGTACGGCGTCGATGACTCCGCCGTCTGCGAGTCGGACGTTTTTTACGCGTGGTCTTATATTTCTTGCGACGAGTTTTCCTTGCACCACCGTTCACTGGTGGTGGTACAGGTGGCTTGTGATTGTCTTGAATTGGACATTCAACGAACATGTCCTCCATAGTAGTGACCTTGGATGTATCCCATCTACTAAGATCTCCATTAAAGGCACGAGCAGTATGGAACATGCGCTCCATAGTAGTGACATTGGATGTATCCCATCTACTAAGATCTCCATTAAAGGCATAAGCATGAGAGAACATGCCATACATACGAGTGACCTTGGATGTATCCCATCTACTAAGATCTCCATTAAAGGCAGGAGTACCAGAGAACATGCCAGACATACGAGTGACCTTGGATGTATCCCATCTACTAAGATCTCCATTAAAGGCAAGAGCATTATCGAACATGCTCATCATATGAGTGACATTGGATGTATCCCATCTACTAAGATCTCCATTAAAGGCATGGGCATCGCAGAACATGCTATCCATACGAGTGACCTTGGATGTATCCCATCTACTAAGATCTCCATTAAAGGCACGAGCACCATAGAACATGTCCTCCATACGAGTGACCTTGGATGTATCCCATCTACTAAGATCTCC